AATAGAAAAGCCGTTAAAATCAATTTCTGCACCGATATAAACAGCGAATTCCATTAGCAGACCCCGCCTTGATTTTGCTTCCTGAGCTGAATAAGTTACGTTATTAGTAAATTCAACCGCACCAACTGTAAACGGTGTACCTTCAAGAATCTTTCCGAGCACATATGCAGGAGTGCCTGTGTAAGTAAAATAATCAACATTATATTCTTCGTTATTGAGACGATAGCTTACATGTTCGCACTCAACATCTACTCTTAAATCCATACCGTATTGTGATTTACGATATGATGCAATATCGTAATAGTCTTCATCATGCTCAATAATATTGATATCATTTATGAACCCTGATACTTCATTTGTTAAAATGGTTGTGAATGACAATTCTTTTGCTCCGTTAATTTCTTCAATAAGAGCGGAAGATAGCACATCTCGAATTACTCCCTGCTCTTCAAAGTCGCTATTTAATATTTTTAGTCTCATCCTGGGACCACCCCTAACACTCTTCTGCTTGTTTGATTTTTCTTGTACTGCGTTCTAGATGTAGCTGCTGTAATGATTTTCCCGTCGAGGTTAACCGGTACGCTAACATACACGTTACTGGAAACGCCTGAGAATTTTGGAGTATCAACCNTGGTTGTTATACTCGAATTAATCCCTTGCATTGCTGCATCTACTTTTCNGGCACTAGCCTTAATACCTTCAGCCATTCCGGCACCAATCATTTTTCCGACTTGGTCCCTCATTACCCTTGATGGAGATTTGATGCCAAGAAAATCTTTTGTTTTTTTCAGTGCGCCCTTGGCACTGTCAACAACACTCGAAGCTAGATTCTTAGCCGCGTTTTTTACTCCGCTAACTATACCTCCTATTATGTTTTTACCAAGTTCACCCCAGTTAATATTTTTGAATGCTGCAACTAATTCGGTAAACAATTTTGGAACAAACTCAAGAACCTTACCTATTCCCAACACAAGGCCTTTGAATAATGCTATATTGATATCTATTGTCGATTTCATTAGTAAAGGTATGTTTTTGATTATCGCAGATGCTAGAGCAATTATTATTTCCAACGCAGCTTCCAATAGTAGTGGAAGATTGTCTACGATTGTAGTAACTATAGATTCGACTATGAGAGGTATTTTCTCAATTAATTTAGGCAGTGCATCGATAATGCCATTTGTCAATGCAAGAATTAGCGCTATAGCTGCGGGTATAAGTTCGGGAAGTAGATCAAGTATTCCATCTACAAGTGCAAATACTATTTTGACAGCTGCGTCAATTAGTTTGTTAATGTTTTTTGATAAGCTCTGAACTAACGTCATTATAATCTGAACGGCAGCTTCTATTATTTGAGGCAGAGCTTCGACGAATCCATCTATTAGTGTGACAATTGCTTCAACGCCTGCATCAATTAGCATAGGAGCGTTATCTGTAATTGTTTTTGCAATCATCGTAATTGCGCTAACAACCACCGGCGTGATTTCGGGTAACATGCCGATAATCGTTTCTAACATCTGACCAAACAAGCCTGTCGCTGCTTCTATTAAGGTTGGGGACAATTGTGTAATTGCACCTAATAAACCGCTTATTGCTGTGGGTAAGGCTTTGACTATGTTTTCTATTACTGGTGTTATATTTTTTACAACAGCCTGAAAAGCATCAACAAGATTTCCGGTTAGATTCGTCATGTCTGCATTTGCATTTCCAAGTCCAGCCGTAAAGGAACTAAGTGCCGCTTTCAAAAGCCCTATTGAACCGGTGACTGTTTGTGTTGATTCTTTTGCGAAATTTCCGGCATACTGTTCAGTCTTTTCAAAAAACATCTGCATTGCAACCTCGGCCTTTTCTGCTTGCGTTGCAGTTTTCCAAGTAAAGTCTAATCCTTTTGCAAGTGCATACGCCTCAATATTAGTAGCATTCATAGCAACGCCGAGGTTATCCATCATCGTGAAATTGCCCTTTGCCGCTCCTGCAACTGAATCAAGAGCTTGCTGCATGTCTATGCCCATAACAGACGCCATGTCCGCAGCTCTTTGCATAGCTTTCTCAGTCAATTCTAGACTCTTTTGTTGTTCTAAGCCCGTTCCCTGGAACAACGCTCCCATTTTATTAGCTGTTGCTAGGTATTCACTTTGCGATACTCCTAGATTCTTGTATGCATCTTCACCTGCTTTTTGAATGGAAGCAGCATACTTTCCAAAAACAGCTTCTGAACCACCCAAGTTTTGCTCTAGCTCCCCAAACTGCTTGACAACACTTTGACCTATCTTAATTGCCGCCGCTCCTGCGGCTACTGCAACGGACGTTATTCCTGCAACAGCAGCTTTTGCGGCGGTTCCTCCGATTTTTACAAGCCCAGGGGCAAGTTTGCTTACAGCATTTCCGAACCTTCCTGACTTTTCAGTTACNTCCTCCATTTCATTGCCTAAACTATCAAGTGCCTTTTCGTTGTCCTTGAGCTCTCTTTCCATGTTGTTAAGTTCTGCCGTAGCTTTGTTGACTGCTTGTTGCCATCCCTGAGTGACTTTGTCATTTTCGCCGTACTTATCAGCTGAGGCTTCAAGACCTTTCCTAAGTTGCTCAAGTTTTTGTTTCTGAAGGTCTATTTGTTTGTTAAGAACTTTGCTTTTCTCAACATAAGCTTCTTGAGAATCGTCAGACTTGTCGAACCTGGACGCAACAACTTGCATTTCAGTACTAAGCGTTCTCATTCCTGTATTGATGTCTTGGATTGATTTTCGGAAGGCTGCTTCTCCTTCTATTCCAATTTTAGGACCTATATCATAAGCCAAGCATATTCCTCCTTTCTAGAGCCAGTCAGGAACAGATTTTGCTCTATGATATTCTTTCCCGTTGATAATTTTCACGTCTGGATCATCTTCTTCTGGACTAAATTGAATGAAAGCGAGCAAATTACAAATATCACACTCATCAATCTCAAATAAGGACCATTCCAGTTTTTTTGAAATGGTCCTTTTGAGATTAAGAAGCGTATTCCTATAACCTGTGGGAGAGTCGTCCTGCTCTCCCACAACTAGTTTTTTTTCATTTCACCTGAGACTTTGTTACAAACATCTGAAAATGCCTTCATAAGCTCCTCTTGCTCAACGCCATCGTTTAATTCTTCGAGCGAAAACTGGTATTTGAAAACTGCAAGAATAATGCTTTTGAGGTCTTGAAAAAAGGCTTTCACTTCCTTGATATTCATTTTGCCTTTTTCCATTGCATCAGCTTTTTCGGCAATATCAAAAATATTGTCCATAAGCCCAGTTTTTAAGCTGCAGGTGGTATAAGTTTTTGTAACATTGCCCTCGTCATCTGTAAAATTAATTTGTACTGGTTTCATTTGATCACGCTCCTGTTGTGAAGTCTATCACAGTATTAAGTAATTCTTGATTGTAGATATCTGTAACTTTTGAAGCTATTATTGCGAAATCTGTTGAAGCTGCAAGATCTGTATTCGGATTAATAGTCAATATCTTCTTAGTCGCATCAAGACTCAATGTTGCTGCGATAACTGCAAAGGTTGATTTGTTAATCAATGTAACTGCATAACTAGCTATTGCGTTATTGAATGTTAATGTAGGACTTCCGGTTTTAGCAAATCCTGTAGCGCCATCAACCGGATTACTACTACTCAATGCAATTTCATCTGGAGCACCCACGGTGGTAGGAGTTTGAACCTGACTAAACCAACTACTAGCATCAAAACTTTCGTCTGTTGTGTCTGCGAAAATCCTTTTCAAAGGCTTGCTTACCCCGTCAATTGTCCACTGGTGAGTGGTAGTAACCGCAACAAATGTCATTTGATATGTTCTTACATCAACATTTCCCTCGGCCTTTGTCACAGCCTCTTCATTGCCGCCCTCAAAAGTTCCTTTCAAGTACTGATAATATCTATAGCCGTTCTTTCCTTTGCTAAACCTAAAAGACAATGCGCAATCTGGCGGTGCAGGTTCTCCGCTGTCGTACACTCTTCCAGTAGCTGCATCGTAATACTTACCAGTATACTTTGCATATTTGTCAGCCGGCACGCCCGAAAAAGTTATGGTCAATCTTGTTGCGCCCTCGCTTACATAGTTGTTTGCGGGCACATTATCGTAATATGTGGACTGTGTGCTTACTTCGCTTTCTCCTGCAATTTCTGCTGTAGGAGCAAAAAATTCAGGTGCTTCAGTTACAAAACTTGCGGCTGTATCTTGTGTAATAATTGCGGCATATACACTATCTACGCCAACAAATTCATCGTATTTTCTTTCCATCTAGACCCCTCCTATTTTCTTTAATTCCTCATCTAACGCCTTTTCCATAGCTCTTATTGCTATTTCCTTTGTTTTTTTGACTGCTGGTCTTACAAAGGGCTTTTTCTTTTGCTTTGATGTTCCACTCTCCATGGCTCTAGCTTTCAGTTGATTTGGCGTACCTTCTTTGTCGTAACCGTCAAAACCTATTTTTGTATTTGTGTTTCCATTTCTGTCTACATCAGGAGGCGCAATCCCTAGCGAATCGAGCAAATCTCCTTTAGAGTATTCTGAACCTCTCAAATTAGCTTTGAGATTACTTCTAATTTGATCTGCTACCGGCGCAGCTCCAACCATAACAATTTTTTTTGCAATTTCAGGAGCGTCTCTCCCAAATTTCTCAAGTTTTTGAAAATAATCTTGACCCTTAATTGTCATTTTCGCCATCAAACCATCTCCCAAGCCCATTCATAATGTATGTATCCGGTGTCTTTTTCGTATTGCACAGAATTCAAACGCCAGGCTATATCAATAGAATTAAGTTTTTCTTGAATAGTTTCGACGATAGGGTCAAATTCTGTCTTGGTGAAATAATCAATTGTGCCCGCCATGACTTGAGTTGTTTTGTGGTTGTCAGCGTGTCCGCTCTGCCCTTCTCCATCCTCAGCCCAAACGATGTAGTTTCCTGTCTGTTGGTATGCTTCGTAATGAAATACAGGTGCTTCAATTCCGAGCAACGCATCTCTCAAATCACTCAATTGCATACACATTCACCGCCTTGGCTAGTGTTAAATCTGTTATAGGTTGCCCGTTATCATCGTCTATGCCATGATAGGCTCTTATTATGTCGTATTGAGTTGATTCTGTAGACAAGATTACAACATTATGATTATTGATACTTTTATTTTGAATAATTCTTATACGCTTTGAGATTTCAACAGCCTCTTGCATGTCTGCATATTTTGGTGAGGTTTCAAAATTTAATTCGGCGTACCAGGACTCATATTTTTTCGTAAGTCCTTGTTTGGGCATATTGCCGTTTTCGGCGATATTGGAGACTGTGTATATAATGCATATGCCAGTATCAAGTAACATCTTCAACACGCTCCCTTAACCATCTTTCACGCCTAGCAAGTTTCAACCATTCTGGCATGCCCGCGTTGTTGTCTCTATTTTGGTATTTCCAAGCAGTGTAATCAGCAAGCAAAACAGAATCATCTACCGAATCAGCTGATAATTTTATTCCGGCTTTACTTAGTTCGGAATCAGCTGCTTGAATTCTTATTTTTAGATAATCATCCAAGGAAGTGTCTGAGGCTAGGCGGTTTAATCTTGATTTTGTTATACTTAATACTGTTGATTCTGTATATGCCAAAAAATACCGCCTCCTTTCTGAAATAAAATAAAAGAGGCGTGAAATTAATCACGACCTCTTCGTTGTAGTGTCCTTATGCGAACTAAATTATTAATTACAACGCTGCGCCAACTTCTCGCCATCCGTTATAATAAATATATTCTTTGTTATTTTCTATATCGTAGAATCTTTCGTACGGAGCACATTTTGCAGGAACTGTTCTTTGAGCCAATGTTCCTGCAAATTTGTGGTCAAGCACTTTTACTGCAATGTTTTCACAATTATGTGCTACTGGTGCTCCGTTAAACTCTTCACAACTAATTGTTCCACTCCATGATCCATTGTGTACCTCGTAAACTCCTTCTGTTGGATGGCTCCCATCTTCATAGCCTAACGCACTCATTCCACTTGTTGTAAAACTTGATTCAAGCTGTAAACCAGTACATTCTATTTCTTGTTTATGTGCTAATTTTTCTAACTCTGTAGGATCTTCTGTAGTATAATCCTCTGGAAAACCATAGCGACCAAGTTTGATTGAGTGCATACATTGACTAATAACACATTTTATCATAGTTATGTTATGCTCCATTTTAACACGACCATCATAATCACTAAAGTTAAAACCCCAACCACAAAAACAAGCACCTGCATCCATAAGAATAAAATGTTCTCCACCTATACTATAGCCAACACCGCATCCCCATGCTAAACATCTTGTGATATGATGGTTTCCGTACGGGCTACCTTGTAAGCCTCTAAAGCCTATATTCTTTTCGTTAGGGATATAAGTGAAATCGGCGAAAGTATCAATGTAATGAGTCCAACCCGGGTCCCTGCACATAACATTAGTTTTTTCAACCATGTAAACTTTGAAGTAATACCCGTCTACAAAACATACAGGTTTAATTGCATCATGCCCTCTAAAGTTCACATTGCTTACATTTAAAACGCATCTGTTTCCATAGTTTCTATTCTCTCCACCTAATACAGAAACTTGATCTCCACTTGCATCTATAGCATTCCAGCATTCTTCTGTGAATTTTATATTAACGGCGTATTCGGTTTCAAATTGTATATATGACCTAACATAACCATCAATTTGCGTACATGACCTAAAGTGGGCGATAGGATTAGCTATAGTAAACACAACCTTGTGCCCAAATAAACCGTCTGCATTAGCAGGGTTATCTCTTACCTCTGTTATATAAAAATTACCCGGATAAAGTAAAACCTTCTGCACTTTTGTAACATTGTAAAAAGCACACTGCAATATAAATTGATCATCTGTTCCGTTACATACATAATCTGCACGATCTTTAAAATCATCATCCGCATCACTAGCAGCGATTGTAATATCGTAATTCTCACGATTTAAATTTTTCTTATACACATAAACTTTTAAAATATCACTTGCAGTTTCTGTAATGTCTGTGAGATCATTTTTTCTTAGTCCTATTCTAATATCTCTTCCCTCTGTAGTGTAAGAAAAATGATTATATAATGTTATATTGGTTTTTTTACCAGTAACAGGACTTACATCATTTAATACCACATGATACCCTGCTTTAATTTTTATAAAAAACATTTCCGATGTATTTGTTTTTATAGGGTTCACAATTCTTCTTGCTGCAAGATACGATTCACCATTAGTGCCATCTCCATAAAATAAACCGTTCTCAAAAGTGACGGGTAACTCATAAAAATTTGTAGTTATTTCCTGTGCAACTGAAATGTTAAACCCTGTATTGTCAAAATCCGCTTCTGTACATTCAGTTATAGGGGTTTTTCTTATCATAAACCTAACAACTGTGTCTGTTGGCAGTTCTAGTATATAAGGGAAACTAGATACAACAGTATTGGTACCGTTTTTATTTATAACTAAATCAAATCCAGTAGCTAAACTTATTTCGTAATCATTTGCAGGCATATTGAATGGATTTAGGATTAAATTTAATTGTGTTTGACTTGATATTGCACCTGCACCATTCATGTTCCCTATATAAATATCTGTTTTAAACGCAGAAACAATATTTTTGTTCCCTGTGATAGCTTTTTGAATATTCTTTCGATTAACTCTACACTTATCAAATAAATCTGATTTTATTAGATAGATTTTGTATGAGCCTGCATCCGTGTTTTTAGATGTAACTGACAAATCTACAACATTGCTAGTAAAAGTTATAACACCACCATAATAGTTTTTGCTTTGTTGCAATTCATATAGATTTGTCTTTGCGTATCCAACAGAAGCTGCAGAAGTGTCATAACCTTTAAAAACCCAGTAATCACTCACATTACTAAAATCAGTTTCAATAAAAAAGTTATAGGTTCCACTTTCTATAGTTGTTTCGAAACGAGTTTCTTTGCTTCCTGATCCTACAGATGCTTCAAACATTTTTACATTGTTATTGTTTAATATATGTTCACCTTTTAGATAGTGAATTATAGGATAGGGTCTAGCTTTAATTTTATTATCAAGCTTTATATATTGTCCTCTAAAAGCTTCACCTGCTGTTGTATAAGTAACTCCATCCCCACCAATTCTTGCATCGACAATTTCTGTGCTACCACTTGCCAGACCATACACAAGCCTTACATAATCTCCAACAATTGCAGTATATCCAGTTGCAAGAGGTGTAACACTTGCAAGTTTAATTTGTGTTGCCGTCGGCGTGGATTCGTCTGCAACAACTTCTAATGCCCCTGCATCTGTGCTTAAACACTCTTCATAAAAGCTTGATGGTGCAGTAGTTACAAGTGTATCAATTCTTGCTTTTTCTGTGTTTAGTGCTGTTACATCTGCTTTATCTGCTAACAACGGTGTAACTACTGTTGGAACTTCTGTAGCTACTGCGTTACTAACTGCTGTGTTAAGTTGTGCTTCATCAACACCACTAACAACCTCTTGCCAATTAGAGTTCGCAATACCTCCAACTAGTTCATATTTCTTTCCATCGGCAAGCACTTTTACTTCCATTCCTTCTTTTCTTCTATCTGTAGGTATAGCATCTCTTTCGGTTGTTGTTGCAACAGACCTAAAACCACCTCTACCATATTGCTCGTCATGTGTTGCGTAAGTATCAGCACTATCATTAGGAGCGATAAAACCGCCTAAAGGTACTGAGTTTGCTATTTTAGCCATTATTTATCCCTCCCTTTCTACGATACAACTAAATCAATTGCACCGCTTGTTGAGTTTGTTGTTCTATAGCCTTTTAGACTAAGCGATACGCCAAATTCATTTGTTATTGTAATTGTTATAGGTGATTGCATTGGCATATCAAAACCGCCCGATTTAAAACTTGTTGGTGTAAACGATTCAGGTACAAATAACCACTTGTATGTATTTGCTACCGCACCATAATTATATGTTCCGGCTGCACTGGCTTTAAGTGTCTTTGCAAATGCTTCTATTTCTGCTTCTGTAAGTCCCGAAGCTTTCGCACTACTGCCATGAAAGACAGGATAATACCAATTGATAGTACGGACAGTACTACTTATAATCCTATCAAGATTATCTATTACATCAAGCCTATATTTTTGAGTGCTTGGGGTTGATTTTGTTATATTTACTGTTTCGGTATGTGTTCCACTTGCAGCCAATGTAAGCGTTTCGATATCCGCATTAGCGGAAGTATCTCTTATTTTTGCAGACTTAGCACTCCCATGATTCCCTATCGTCCAGCTAAATCCAACAGAGGTTAAGGCTTCCCCAACTTCAAGGCTTCCGGCAGGTGCTGTTATTGTTAATCCTGCTGTTACTGGGTTGACCAATGGAGCCATAATTGTTTTTACTTGAGCTTCTGTTACTCCACCGCCACCACCTGCTTCCTCTAAGTTCGCAATAGCTGCCTTAAGCGTCTTAACGTCTTTTGCATTTCGCCGCCCCATAATTCTTGCAAATGTATTCAATTTTCATTCCTCCC